AGGGCAAAGCTCCCTCAGCTGCCCCAGACCCAACTGGCCTTAAGGGTTCTAACCACGGTTGGGGTCTTGCCATTGACCTTGGTTACGACCAGGGTGGTAAGACCGCTTCGTTTGGTGTAAACGTTCCTGCTTTCCAGTGGATGTGTGCTAACGCCCCCAAGTATGGTTTTTACCTTCAGGGCAATAACCCTGCTTCTAAAGAGTTTGAAGCTTGGCACTGGCAGTACGCTCTCGGTGACGCTTCACCAGATGGTTCAGCTCAGGCCGCTCCAGCAGCAGCCCCAGCCGCCCCAGCACCTGCTGGTGGTGGCATGAAGTTTGATTACCCAGGTGCTCCAGTAGGTCTTGGTTCTAAGGGAGTACACGCTTCTTTGGTTCAAGCAATTATTGGTGCAAAAGCTGATGGTGATTTTGGCCCCAAGTCTGTTGCTTCTCTCAAGGCATGGCAAACTGCTAATGGTCTAACTGCGGACGGCTCCGTCGGTCCTGTAACATGGAAGAAGATGTTCGGCTGATAAGGAGCCCTTAATGGCTGTAAGAGTTCAATTTAGACGAGGCACTGCTGCGCAATGGGCTGCAAGTACCGCCCCACTTGCTGAGGGTGAACTTGGTTATGCCACGGACAATGGCCAAATTAGATTCGGTGCAGCTGGTGGAAGCATATGGAATAACTCAGCAATTGCTGCAGCTGGTGACATTAACGCTGTATACGCTGGAACGGGTTTAATTTACGGTGCTTTAACTAACGCTGGAGGAGCATCTTCTGGTTCGGCAGGTATTGTTGAACTTGAAGTTAACCCAGCAGCAGTTCTTATGGCTAGCACTATCACCGCCAAAGGTGACATGATTGTTGGTTCTGGCAGCGCAACGTATGTGCACCTTGCAAAGGGTACAAATAATAAGTTCCTAACTGTAGACACTAGCGTTACATCTTCCAACTTAGCTTGGTCAAACACCCTTACTAACGGCATCTTAAAAGCCCCATTAGAACAATGGAGCATTGCAGCCACCGTGCCTGGGACTCTTAATGCCACCACTGCGTCTGCCTGGTACTTTACTTCCAACACAACCGCAAACTGGACTTTGAATGTAACTAACGTTGCTTCATTACTAGCAATTGGACAGACTATAACGGTTTCGGCGGCGGTGACTAATGGTACGACTGGTTACTACCAATCTCAATTGCAAATTGAAGGTACAAACCAAACCGTAAAGTGGAACAACGGATTGACCCCAGCAACTACCGGTGGTAGTGCTAGTGCTATTGATGTGTACACTTTTACAATTCTTAAAACAGCTGACACTCCTACTTATGTGGTATTTGGCTCTAAAACAAAGTTTGCGTAATGGCACTACTCAATAGCTTTACCGGAGCAAGTAGCAGGGCATTAGGTTTCTCTAATGCTGAACCACCTTCTGCGCCCACCATTAGCACTACTAAAACTGCAACTACAATTACTGTTACGTACACTTTAAACAGCGGTGCGTTCCCTATTCAAACAACCCAGTACAAACTTGATAGTGGTGCGTTTATTACTATTACAGGTGGGTCATTTACCTTAACAGGTTTAAGTGTAAACACTTCTTACACCATTACAATGAGGTCAACTGACCTAGCTGGGCAAACTAGCCTTGAGTCTTCGTCAGTGGTTGTCACCAACACTGAAACTGCACCTTCCGCCCCAGCTTCAGTTACTGCCAGTTCTAGTTCATCAACTACTTTAAGTATTAACTTTACGGCAGCTACTGCTGGAACATACCCAATTGCTAGTTATCAATACCTTTTGTACACAGGTGGTAGCCCTGTTGGTGACTGGGCAACAACTCCTACTGGCCCTGGTGAAACATTTATTCGTAGTAGTTTAACTGCTGATGCCACATACACAGTGTATGTACGAGCTATTGCTTCTGTTACAACAACCCCCAGCAGTAACAACCTTGTTACAGCACAAGTTAATCCAGAAACCCCCGCAGCACCTGCATTAAGCTTTGCTAGCACTAGCAGTAGTGATCGTGCTAACGCTTTCCTTTCATGGGGGGCTGTTTCCTATGCAACGACTTACCATGTATACAGAAACAATGCATATTATGCAGCAACTAGTTCAACAGCAATGACTGTTGCAGTGTCCCCTGGGTCTAGTTGGATTTTTCATGTGTTTGCTGGAAACAGACTTGGTAATTTTTCTAATGTTTCTAATTTTAAGTACATGACTACGGGTCAAACAAACGTTGAATACACAAAAAGAAATAATTCAATTAGGTACGTAGCTGACCCAACGTTTAATTATGGTGGGGATGCGTACAACAGCGATGTTGTGTCAACGGTAACACTTCCAAATATACCTACTAACGACCCAAATACCGCTGGTTACATTTACATAAATTCTATGGGTGCAACTTTTGCGTGGATGCAGGCACCTGGAATTGCTGGAACACCTAGCTACACAACTAGTAAATATTCAGCAATTTATTCTTTTGCTGGTTCAGGTAGAACTACGGCTTGGAAAACAGATGCAACACTTTCAGGAAATGGTTGGGGTAGTGGTTTTAACACGACCAACATTAGTGGAACTAACGCAATCAACAAAGCTCTAGGAGACAACTACTTTTGTTATATCTCTACTGGGGGAACCGCTCTTAGCGGTAAAAGATTCTCTGTTGCTGCTTTAGGTGCAAGTTGGAGTTCTTTATCGTCTGCTCCAGACCCCAATGATGCAACACAAAGCTACGGCACACTGATTGGGTACAACGCCGGGTCTTTTGAAACCGTCTACGCATACGCTTTAATCATGTCTTCTTTATACGTAGAGGGCTACCAAACTACAGCAACTACCTACGCTTAAGGAACACAAATTGGCTCGCAAAAAGTTAAATTTACAAGACTCACTAAAAGACATTATTAAAAGACAACAAGAAGCACAAGAAGCTTTTGAAGGTAAAAGCAATAGGCGTGAACAGCTTTTTCGGTCTGATGAAGAACGTGAAGAAGACGAAGCACGTATAGCATCAGGTGATTTTTATAGCTGGGGAAAAGACGAAACAGAGGAATCTGAAGAATCTGAAGAATCTGAGGAGCCTGAAGCAACAAGTGCCCCCATCCTCCCCCCACCTGAGTTAATTTACCCAATTACTCAATCTTCAAAGTTTGGAGCAGCATCTAGATACGATCTTACAATCACTAGAAAAGATAAGTATTCTGACTACCATGGGCAAGCTGCGTCAAAACAATCAACACGTGTAGCGGCAGCCCAGTGGATTCCAACATTTGACATTGACCTGGATGAACAGGGAAACCAAACATACAGCGGTTTTGGTGACATTTTAATTGGATTTGCAAGACCATCAAGGGCGCAAAGTTCAGGGTATGGAGCCCTCTACTATTGGGTGGGTCAAAACGAGGCTATTTGGGAAAACTTTAAAACAGCAGAATCTTTTGGTAAACAAGTAGAAGTTTTGGGTGATGGGGAACAGTTTGACCCAAGGCGTATTACAGTGTACACAGAAGAACACTCAGCACATGATGAAATGGATGAGGGTGCTGAAGACACTGTTAGATGGATTTGGACTATCGGTTTTACCACCAATCGAGATGCTGCAGAATTTGAAGCACTTAAGGCTGCACGTAAGGCTGAGGTTGCAGCACGAGCGGCAGAAAGAGCAAGAACTACAAAGGGTAAAAAAACTACCGAGTAGTATACTAACCAACTATGAATAATTTGTACACAATTGGGCCGTTGTATTGGATTACCAGAGACACCGGAACTTACCAAGACAGAATCCTAGCAATCGGCTTTATGCGCCAAACTTCAGCACCCTGGAGAGTGGGTAGAGGGTTACATATACGCTTTGGAAAATACAGTTTTCAAGTTGGCTTGAGTAAAAAGTCAAGTAAAACAGATGACACCGAAGGCTTACTGTATGCTATGCAAGGTCGCGTGTTAGATGCATCTGTTGCAGAAATAGGAGAATGGTAATGAAACTGTTTATGCGTTCAAAGTATGACACTCCAAAACCCCCCGCAATTCCCCGATTGGCAAAGCTTGATGTGTCTGAACTTTCTAATTGGTTTAACACAACTTTAATGGGCCTGGGTATGTCTTTTGACAAATGGAAACACCATGATGCTCCTGATGAAGTATCAATACACCTTGAAACACTGGTCCAATTGTGGTCAGAGATAAAATCTAGAAGTGAAAAGTAATGGTAGATGAAGAATACGATCAACCTTCTGAACAAGAGATATCTGACCAAGGTGAAGAATTTTTAGACGAGTCTAACGACCTTGATGAAACTTCAGCTGAATTTATTGACAACCTAGTACTCAAACTAATTCTTTTTACAGAAGAATTTTGTAATATTAAATTGTTCCCGTACCAAATACCTATTGCATACAGAATTATTGAGTCAATAGTTATTGGTGACGGCGAAGAAATGACTCTGATTGCTACTCGTCAGTCTGGCAAATCAGAAGTTCTTTCAAACGTTCTTGCCTCAATGATGGTTATTTTGCCAAAGCTTGCACCGGTGTACCCAACCTGGCTTGGTAAATACGAAAAGGGTTTTTGGTGTGGGGTGTTTGCCCCAGTTGAAGATCAAGCAGATACTGTGTTTAGTCGTATTGTAAGTAAACTTACTAGCGATCACGCTCTTGAATTCCTGCTAGATCCTGAAATTGATGACAAGGCCACGTCTGGGGGAGCCCGCGGTAAAGGCCGTATTATCAGTTTGAAACGTTCTGGCTCACTTTGCCGTATGCAGACTTGTAACCCTAAGGCAAAGATTGAATCAAAAACTTACCACTTTGTAATGGTTGACGAAGCTCAAGAAGCTGATGAGTACATGATTGCTAAATCAATCAAGCCAATGCTTGCGTTCAATAACGGAACCATTGTTCTTACTGGAACAGCAACTAGAAATAAATCGTATTTCTATAAGATGATCCAATACAATAAGCGTAGAGATATCAATGGTAAGCGGAGCCATAGGCAATGCCATTTTGAATACGATTGGCGAGTTGCGGCAAAGTACAATACTAACTACGCAAAGTTTATTTCTAAAGAAAAAGTGCGCATCAACGAAGACTCAGATGAATTTCAGATGTCTTATTGTAACAAATGGATCCTTGAAAAGGGAATGTTTGTTACAGATGATCGGTTAAACAGTCTGTACGACCCGTCAATGAACTTGATTAAACAATGGTGGAGAACTCCAGTTGTAGTGGGTATTGACGTTGCCAGAACAAATGACTCTACGGTTGTTACTGTGTGTTGGGTTGACTGGGACCACCCTGACGGTTTTGGGTTTTACGAACACCGTATCCTTAACTGGTTAGAAATCAATAACACTGAATGGGAACAGCAGTACTTTGAGATTATTGACTTCCTTAGAAATTATGATGTATATCGTATTGGTGTAGATTCCCAGGGCGTTGGTGGGGCTGTTGCAGAACGCCTACAGGTCTTACTACCCAACATTGAAGTAACGGGTGTTTCTTCAGACACCAAAACTCAAAACGAACGTTGGATCCATTTAACAGAACTTATTCAAAGAAACCAGCTAATTATTCCTGGTCATTCAAAAGCTAAAAGGAATAAAACTTGGAAAAAGTTTAATCAACAGATGTCCGATTTGGAAAAGGTTTATAGAGGCCCATACCTACTGGCTGCTGCTCCTGATGAAAAGGGAGCATTTGATGACTACCCAGATTCCCTGGCTATTGCCTGTTCCCTATCAACTTTAGACACTATGCCTATGGTTACCGTGAGTGAATCCCCGTTCTTCGGACGATGACCAAAAAAGATGCTAATCTGTACATATACCCCCGGTTCCTTTAGGAGGATCTAAAAATGGCAGTATCTCCAAACCCCATGTTCCCCGAAGCCCAGCAGAATGTTTTTGAACGTTCAATGGCACCCAGTATTCCTGGCAATCGTGGCCCTCTTCGTTTTGAAGAAGGCATTGCTACAGACACTGACGTTCCTAACGACTTTGGTATTGGTGCTTACGAAGACACGGCTCCGTCGCCTATGCGTCAGAACCACAACAACCCTGAGATGTTTTACAAGTATCCGGAAGAGACCTTGCGTGAGCGTGCTCACGTAGGTTCAGCTACCTGGATTGAAGCACCCGCAATGCTCAGTGACTTTGTTCAAGGTTCCATGTCAGGTGAAGGCATGCCCGTTTGGGAATATGCTTATAATTCGGGTGGTCGTGCGAATCGCCCGAATCCGACTGTCGTTTACGACTGATTGTTGTCCCCGACAGGGAATAAAAGGACGGAGCCTTAAGAAAGCTCCGTCCTTTTTGCATTTTGTAATCTAAGGTTCTTGATAGAGTGACTACTCCCCCCCTAGTGCATGGAGTGTCTATGAACCGTCAAGATCTGTCAATGATCGCCCATTTTCTTTCAAGAGTGTCTGTACGCGGATACCAGGAAGAAGCTGAACTGCTTGATTTAATTAATAAAGTTTATAAGCAAATCAATAATTCCAACACAAGCACGATTACATATAGTAAGGTGGGCGACAAGGTTGCATAAACCCAATCACACAAGGAGCACAATATGGAGCAGGTATCAAACCTGGTCAGTGATCTTCTAGAGAGAAACTTAGTATCGGTTCGTAATGATTGTGGTTTTTCAAGACTACGAACGCGTATGCAAGAAGTTGAACTAGAGGCACTAGACCGAGCAGTAGAACTTATTAAACTTGATAATGGATCCGGTAAAGCCAAAGTGTATTCATGCCAGTGGCTTACTGAGGTACTTAACAAGCACGGTTACAAAATAAGTTCAAGCACAATATCTCGTCATCTATCAGGAAGGTGCGGTTGTGAGTGAACTATCAAATGACCTCAATAACAACTATTCATTAGGAAAAATTGCTGAATTACTAAAGCGCAATGACATTGATCTTGCTGAAGTAGGTTCAGTAAAGAGGGTGTCTGTATACCAGTCGTTAACAAAGAACGAAGAAGGTCATGCAGAAATTCATGACTTGTTTGGTATCCAGTTTAGTCCTGCATGGGAATCTGGTCCAGCGTGGCCAGTAGTTCAACCAGGTCCTTCTGTAAAAATCCCAGCAATTAAAGCAAAAGCTGAAAAGATCTCAGATCATCAAATTTGCGTAGTTTTACCAGATATGCAAATTGGTTATTTCCGTGCCTTAAACGGTGAATTAGAGGCCACCCATGATGAAGCAGCAATGGACATTGCTTTGTCTATTACTAAGAGCCTTAACCCAGATTTGGTTGTAATGGTTGGGGACAACCTTGACTTTCCTGAGTTTGGTAAATACAGACTTAGTAGTGCTTACGCCCTAACAACTCAAGCCTCTATTGATAGAGCTACAACGTTGTGCGCTCAAGTAAGGGCAGCGGCACCTAACGCTAAGATTATTTGGCTTGCAGGAAACCACGAAGAAAGATTGGTGAATTTTGTTCTTGATAACGCGAAAGCTGCTTTTGGTATCCGTAAAGGCAATACGCCTGAGTCCTGGCCTGTTCTTAGCATTCCTTATCTCTGTCGTTTCGACGATTACGGGGTTACTTACATACCTGGCTATCCGGCTGGACAATTCTGGGTCAACGAACGCCTCCGCATCATCCACGGCACAAAAGTACGGAGTAACGGGTCGACAGCGCACGCGTACCTCGGTAGCGAAAAAACCTCTGTCCTTTACGGGCACATCCACAGGCGTGAATGGGCTGAGCGGTCCCGTGAAGATTGGGATGGTGCAAAGACCATCATGGCCGCATCCCCTGGTACGTTGGCCAGATGCGACGGGGCCGTCCCATCTACCAAAGGATCCATCGACCTGGACGGTAGACCTATGACCATTGTGGAAGATTGGCAACAAGGTATTGGTGTTGTTACTTTCCAACCTGGAGATGGACCATTCTGGTATGAACAAGTTCCTTTCCATAACAGATCCGCTATGTACAGAGGTAAGTTGTACACTTCGTAAGAAGTATGATTGTTGTATGACTTACCCATACAAACTTGCCATTATTGAATGGATTGACGCATTTGATGGTGATGAAACATGGGTATACAAAGACGAATATGACTTTAATCCAGTACTTCCAACCACTGTTGGTTGGATTCTTGAAGACTTACAAGAAGGGTATGTGTCTTTGGTTTCTACATTCTGTCAGTTTAAAAACAAAGCTGATTTGTATAGCAACATGATGCACGTACCTTCTGGCATGGTTAAATCGTTAACTTACATTGATATACCTGCTAATATTAAGAAACCCAAAAGACTTAACAAGTCAGGATTTTAATGCCCGTTGATTTCTGGTCACCAAGTTATCGTGCTTCGTCTAGCGACTTAACTGTCGCTATCTCTCCTCTTGGCCTGGTTGAGCTTGCTGACGAAGAGTTTGAAGTACACGGCCCACGTCTTAACCGTTACAGCGCATGCTGGGCTTGGTACCTTGGTCACCACTGGTCGTACCGTCGTGAGATGGGTGAGCAAAACATCACCCTTAACTACGTACGTACTATGTCGGACTACATCACAAACTTCTGTTTTGGCAAAAGCGTTCAATGGCGGGTTCCTCCTCAAAACGGAGCAATTGTTCCACACCTATTGCATAAGGTTTGGGAAGAAGACAACTCAAAACATTACGTCCTTTGGGAAATGGGCCAGCTTGCCAGTGTTACTGGTGACTGCTTTGTTAAGGTTGCTTACGAAGAACCGTATGAAGACAGCCTAGGTATCTATCATTCAGGTCGCGTGCGAGTTATCCCAATTAACCCAGCACACTGTTTTCCTGAGTACCACCCTCACGACCGTGACCGTCTTTTGCGTTTTAAACTTAAGTACCGCTTTTGGGGAACTTCTTCTGAAGGTACTCGCCAGGTCTACACCTTTACTGAAATCCTTACAGATGACACAGTTGAGCAGTACATTAACGACGAGTTAATTGACCAATACCCTAATCCTATTGGTGTTATTCCGATTGTTCACATTCCTAATATGACTATCTCGTCATCACCTTGGGGACAGTCAGACATCTGGGACATCATTCCGCTTAACCGTGAATTGAACGAAAAAATGACCGAAGTATCGGACATCATTAACTATCACGCTGCTCCTGTAACAATCATTACCGGTGCTAAGGCAAGCCAATTGGAACGTGGACCCAAGAAAGTTTGGGCTGGTCTTCCTAAAGAAGCCAATGTATTTAACCTTGAATCCAGCGGAAACATGGCTGGGGCTTTGGAATACATTACGTTTATTAAGCGTTCTATGCATGAAATTACTGGTGTACCTGAAACAGCACTTGGGCAGTTCCAGCCAGTGTCTAATACATCAGGCGTAGCTTTGGCTATTCAATACCAGCCAATGATGAACCGTTTCCATATGAAACGTATTCACTTTACAAAAGGCCTTGAAAAGATTAATGAAGTTATTATTCGTACAGTTGCTGTATTTGAACCAGAATTGCTTGTGTATGATCCTTCAAAATCTGAGCAACCAGAACCAGACCAATTAACTCAACTAGACCCAGCAGATCCACTTACCTATAGAACTACTGTTCATTGGCCTGAGCCGCTTCCTGTTGATGTTCTTATCAAGCTTAACGAAGCTCAAGCCAAAATGGCAATGGGTCTTGAATCCAAAGAAGGAGCAATGCGCCTTCTTGGTGAAGAATTCCCAAGAGAGAAGCTTGCTGAAATCTTTGAAGAATTGCGAGATGATGCACTTGAGCAGGGAGCACTAGACATGCTTCGTGCACAAATAAATCAAGCTGTAATGCTTGCAACCGGATTGTTACCCGGACCTAATGGCAGCAGCACTCCTGCTCCAGATGGTAATGTAACAAGCGCAGGAGAACCTCAAGAACAGCAAGGCCCCTTACCGGGCACTGCTGCAACCGGTGGTCCTGCAGATGTTATGATTAACAATATAGTTGCAAAGGCATATGGAGCTAGGCTCGCCCAGCGTCGTGTGCCAGACGAAGAATAATCTGTTTTTATAAATTTGAGAAAAGATAAGCCCAACCAATAGGAGTCCAGCAATGTCAATGCAAGCCAATGAAGACGGTATCCAAGTTCCTGTAGATGAGGCCCCGGCCCCTGTACAGAGCCCACGACCCGAAGAGAAATACTTTTCTGAAGAAGAAGTCCAGAAGATTCGTCAGCAAGAAAAGGGCAAGATGTACAAGCGTCTAGAAGATGCCGATACGCGTGTTAAGACCATGGAAGAACAACTTTCAGTTTTGAGTCGTGAGCGTGAATCAGCTATTAAAGATGCCGAAACTCGTGCTCGCAAAGAAGCTGAATTGCTTCGTCAGCGAGAAGTTGAGGAAATGTCTGCCAAGGATCTTCTTCTAAAAAGAGAAGATGAATTCAACCAACGAATTAATCAGGTGGAAGAAGAGTGGGGTCAGAAGTTTTCTGATCTTGAAAAGC